TATTGACCTGATTGTTTAACGGACCGCTTTTGGTTCATAAGTCCCTCCTGCCCATGTTGGCTCACTCACTCCATTGACATCCATCTCATAATCAAGTTTCAAGATGGTGTCTGTGACTTCATCAGAGTAGTGATCTCCAAACCCTAAATTTCCAATCAATTTTGAGGTATATACAAAGTTTGCAACCGGCACATCATACCGTTTAGCAATTTCCTCGTCATCGAAATGGACCCATTCCTGGTCGGGTTCGTCATCCAGTCTATGCATTAGTAATTGATCAATGTGGTCCTGTATCTCGGGTCGCACTTTGATATTAACATATTGTTGTCGCATTAGGTTGGCCATAGTGAAAGATGCTCTAGGATAGGCACTACGCACTAATCCAGCATTAAACTCGATTGCACGAGCTCTTAGATCTCCATTTCCTGGTAAATCATTCTTACATGTCCCAAGTAATCGGAAGAACACTCCTAAATTTAACATGGGAACATAATGGTCACCAACCTTCACTGGTGAATGTTTGAGAAATTGCAACTGCTCAAACAGGACAGGTTCATTACCTGTTACTATATATCCAGCTCTGGCTGCAGAGGGGATTATACATGCAGGATTTATTTCTAAGTTGTCGGCAATAGCGTACGCGATTGCGCAACTACCACAATTGTTGATAGCGGTAATCAACACAGCTCCACTGTACCCTTTAGGGCCTAATGGACGCAGTACGACTTTCTTCTTTTTGTCGTAAGTGGATTTTATTTTGAGCGGGGCCTCACATTGTGCTTGCACACATATGAAGTCGTACAACAGCCAATGCGGCAACGTGGCGCGCAGATGCCTGAAAGTGGCAGCCGTATGGGATGCGTCACAGCTTGAAATGTCTATACAATGATAAATCCTCACTCCTCCTTGCCAATATCCAAGCACGGAGTCGTCAGAAAAATATACAAACATGTAACGCCAGGGGAGAGCATACAGCTCATTAAAATACTTCATTAGCCCCACTCTTTTTGGACTTTTACAGAAGTACATCACACCCCCTTTATAATGTATGGGGACTTCAGATTGTGCAACCTTTAAATACTCCATTAGCATGAAACCGGCGAGAGAGGCTGAAACCCCTAAATCAACTATGGCCCTGGGCAACTTTCCAGTTTTAGCCCATTCCATCAACTTCAGTTTCCAAATGCAAAACACGTGTTCACGGTCACGCCCTCTTAACCATGTGTCATGGTTGAGTGCGAATAACCCGTTTTCGTGTAATTCTTGATTTGCCACAATCCGTAACGCCCGTTTTTCGTGTAGATCAGCATGGTGATCGCGCAACATTGTGTACTTATCAGTATATGTGTCAAAATGATCGCTATACAACACTCTTTGCTTCGCCAACTCAGGTAAAAGGTGCTCCACAAATTCACATTGATTACGCTGCAGTTCCTGGTGCAGACCAATTATCAATGGTTTTCGAGTTTTAGTTAACCTGGTGGCTGCGAGTGACATATTTGTATTGTTTTTCCCATATGTATTAAATTTCATGTTTATACATGGACCAAACCTAGTCCTATAAAATGGGTCAACGGTGTCAGGGTCCCCAAAGCACACCCTGCCGTTTACAAAATACTGCCCTCCTTCCTCAACGGTGAACTCCCCGTTATACACATAGGGTTCAGCTACCGAGCACGTGCTGGTGCCCAGGAGGTAGGGGCCAAAGTGTCCCGTTCCCGGCGACGCCCCCCAAGACGAAAAGTTGGTTTTTCTTTCACCGGCATGGGTAATGAGTGCTCTCGTCTCAGCTGTAAAGCCGCCATCAATTGAATGTAACGGCAAATTGTGTTAGTTGCAACACACATGTCATACGCCAAGTAATCACTCATACCGGGATCACGATTCACTAAGGACCAAACCGAATTATGATATTGTCGTAAAAACTGGACATTACCATCAGCTCCCAGTGATAACACCGACCTCTCATTTGCTTGCAATCGGGGATCCTGTAATTGTTCCAACATCTTTGGAAAAATCTCCAACTCCGCCCGTGTGTCAAAATATGGCGCGATTGTAAGCACATCATCTGCCACTTCCCGATGGAAAAAAGAACGACTAGAATTTTGTGCTCGCTCCTGATTGAATCCCCATGCAAAGGAAGTAACAAAATTGTTTTCTAAGGGCATACGCTCAATCGCCTCAGTAGACCCAATATTATACTTCAAACTGGCCACCTCGTGAGCAAAGGGTAACCAACGGAAAAATAATCGGATCAACGGTGCAGTCAAACTCAAATCCTTCAGACGTTGATAGGTGAGATAGACCACACACTTGGTTGTTGCGAGTTTAGGGATCGGTGGTATCCGAGGGCCTCGCAATGGGCCATATAATGGTGGAGGGGGGATTTTTGGTAAGGATGGTTTCACAGGGAAATCTTTATAGGAAATTTTCTCCCATATCCATTTTGCGGCATGTTTCCGAAATCGCGTCTTGGGTGCAACCATGGCGACTGGCAATTCGATTGGAACAAATGGTCGTGGTGCCACGACATTTGCTGATGGAACCAAATCAAACACCGGTCGCAAATAATCCAGACGATGGTCAATATTCCCGCTGTGATAATTCTCTTTGAACTCCACCCGAACCCAATCCTCGAAGGTTGGTTTGTAATGTGTGTACTTAAAATGCGAAATTGAATGCGCAATTAAAAGCTCTTTGTACACCTTCAAACAATCAGGATAACTAGGTTCTGAAGGATCGACCCACTTATGTTTTTCCCGCAAAGTGGTATAATCTACAACAAACACATCATGTGCAGACGGTTTACCTGGTGCACGGGGTTCTGGGCCTGCTTTCAATTCTCCTTGCCAATACTCTTTCACATCCAATTCATTTGGATGAACGTGTATCTCTCCACTGTGTGACAATTTTGGACTGAGCTCTTCTTTCAAGTCACTACCCGAAGGCACTTGGCTTGCGCCTGACTTGATTTCGACTACAGCAGATGTTCCTGGCAATGGAACTGCAAAAGGGGCATCACACGGTACCACTTCCACATCACAACCAAAGGTTATCTCACCAATGGCCACTTTTTCCTCCAATTCAGTATCTGATAGGAGTTGTCGACAGTTTGCCAAACGTGTCATTGCTTCTCTTGACAGTGGACGATCCGAATCAAGTTCACTATCAAAATCTCCGAACTCCACATCCACGGATTCCGGTAGCTTAACATCATGCCCGAAGGTGACTGCTGGATGAGCTATGGGCAACGGGGCCAAAGTCACAGGTGGGTCTATAAACATACTAGTCAAATCCACCCGTGGTGCTTGTACCTGGCCCGCATCATGCCAATGTTGCGCTATACCGCAGTCAGCCGGAAGACGCGCTTCACACCGTATCCACGGATTTTTGCGTGTCTTTTTCGCTCTCTCTTTTTCTTCGGGTTTAGGCTTGGGTTTGTTCTCCCGAGCTTTATGATGCCAATGGCCATTGATATTGCATTGCATAATCAAGGGGCACTCAACCCCGATAGCAACATCATCTGTGCCGGTCCAACTTCCATTTGGACCAGCAATCTGGGACCTCTCCCTCAACGTCTCGCACCGAACGACAGGTGTTGGGTGTGGAACATCAATCGTGTATCGGGTTACATTCTTCATGTATTGATCCACTCCTGGAACCTCCGACCCCAATTCACCTCGCATTACCTGTTTCTTTTCCGATTGTGTCAAGCCTGAGGGTGTATAGGCTGGATCAACAAGATGCATGTGACAAAAGCCAGTAGGTCCTGTTGCGTGCTTCCTGCATGACATCATCTTGCACATTGATCGGGTTCCGAAATCCACTTGATTCCAAGTCCCTTGTAATGCTCTAACCTGATTCACCACCTCTAAATCCAAGTCATACATTTGTGCTAATCGTTCAACACGCCCTGAAATTTTCGCCAGCTGAGCTCGAATTGCTCCAACTTCATTCTGTTCACTAGCCGGCAAATGCATCAGTGGGTCGACCTCCGGCTTGGGCACAACCACACAAGGAGGCCGAACAGACATCCGATGCATAACACACACAGGCAATTCTCGATCAGCCGGCGACGCTGAGGTGTCATCTTTTCCAGTCACGGACCCTTGGTCGCCGTTAAGTGTCGTGCACTCATTCACAGGGTCGTCCCATGCAACTAACTCCCTTCTATTAACAGCAATATTCTCTTCACGGCGAGCATGCTCACTTTCTGGTTCTTCAAGGACGTTAACCCGCATCAATGCCAACCTTTCCAGCTGTGCTGTGATTCCTGCTGCTGCAGCGTCTTGTAATATCGGAATTAATAAACGTCCTTCGGGCACAAAACCTGGTCGTCTTAATTGTGGTGCATAAATGTCATTTCTATTACAGCCCACAGCATGGTTTGAATAACTACCTTCGCAACCACGTGTGCAGTCAAAATCACATGCAATAGTGTGTTCATGGTAGCATTCTGGGAACCTATCCCAATCTAAATCGGGCTCAATGACTGGGGGTTCGACTATATCCCCATGTTTGTTTTCAATAACAATGGCCCCCAAACCTGCAATAGATGATGACACACCACCTGCCAAACTTCGAAACTCAAAAACCATGCCACTAGCAGGGCGCAACATCTGCATCCACTCTTTCCCTTCATCTGTGAGACTGGCATACCAATCATTTGGCGTCTGTAAATCATCAGTATTAGTAACAGATCCATTGTTTCCATTGAGCCGCTTCATTTTGGCAACCTCTCGACCAGTAGCTCGTGGTCGCACCTGTGGCGTAGGACCTGTCACCATTTCCACACAATGTGGCACATGGCCCGTTACTGTCACAGCTACAGGTGAAATCTCCAGATCATCTTCGGACACAACACGGAGTATTCGTGGGGCCGGATGCTTCACCTCTTCATAGGTTGTGGCACACACTGGTTTTCGTACTGGATTTGCACGCGGGTTCGGACGCACTTCCATTTTTCGACGTCGTCTACCAGGTCCTCCTGTTGTCTCGAGTGGAATCTCGAAAACAAAGAGATCACCCCCATTTGGATTTGTGACTTCACCAGGTCCAAAATTAACTCGCGGCGGTGCGATATCCGAACCTGTGCCATCGTACGTGATACAAAATGACATAAATGCTGCCCCAACCCCAGTTGATGCTGTCACTGGAGAACGTTCTGCATGGTTCACCTCTGGGTCGTCTCCTCCGGAAAAATCTTCGGCGTACGACAAACCATTTGAGAAGTCAATAACTTCTGGTGCCTCCATCTTGGTCTCGGTGTCCTCTGTTCTCCAACTGCCAAACACTAAGTAGGTGGTCCCAGCAGGTCGATCCCAAGGAAAGGTAAGTGTCACTGAATCTTCAATCTCAAGACCTAACCCATTATACTGACCAGTGGTAATGTCATACAGCACAAGTGGGTCTTTTTCATCAGCGTAGTCCAACGGGAAATGGGAAAAAGTGAGTGCATTGGGACTGGATTGGATAGGCTTAAGCAACATGACCTGGTAGGTGACCCATAGTTCGCCAGCTCCTGAATACGGGGTTGATGCCCCTTGCGTGATGATGTCTATCATTCCAAAAATGTATTCATGCTGATCCACCGGCGCAACTGTTCTGGTAATAGCAAAACACCACAATGGGGACATCGGTGTATCATTTGGGTCACATTCAATAGGACACATGAGTGACTCACTTGGTCGACCAGAAACAGCAAACATGGAATTGTTGGCTTGTGATTTGGTTGTGGGTGCAGGTTGATAAACATCATATCGTACTGACATAGTCACTGACCCCATTCCAGCATTCTCCCCGGTTGTCACTGAGGACAATGATTTGAACTCAAAGATCATGCCCAAAATTTTGTACTGCTGGAATTGACCAGCAATCTTATACAACCATGGAAAAGTGCCGTTGTGACACGGGTTGATGTAGAAAGAGTTTGGGTGGAAAGCTGTCGTCATTCCAATGTCGGCGATGTACTCACGATGGTTAATTATGCACATCTCTTTATCTTTGTGCATCTCTGGGAGTTGGGCAGCCATCGGTGTAGTGGCGCCCATAATAGAGTTGTTAACAATGGGAACAGGTGAATCAATCTCTGCATAATCCCCAACTCCAATAACTGAGGTAAGCAGACTTGACGCTGCACTACCTAACCAACTCCCAATTTTACTACCAACTCGACTCCCAATGTTTCCGCCTCCTTTCTTCATCCCATACTTCCCACGACCCATAATGACTTTTCCACCAAACTTTTCCATGGCGCCCTTGTCAGCTTTTAGGTAATCATACTGGGCCTTCAATTGATTACTTCTCCTTTGACGTTGCACGGCTCGCTTACCCGGTTGGGCAGCTCCTACTTTGGGTGGCACAATTCTTACGCGCTCGCGTGGTCGTGAACTGGATCTTGCCCGTGACCTAGAGCGGCCTCTTGGTGGTACATCGTCCTTCCCAGTGACTTCTCCATTCGCCCCGTTGAGCTGTGATCGACAAACAAACTCTACGGGTGTTTGTGACACGTACTTCATCATACAATCCAGACAAATATAATCCGAATTGGTTTCTGAGCCATGTGTTCCATTCATGGCTTGTCTTCCACTAAAATTTTTGTCAGTGGGCAATTCTCTCCTTTGCATAGAAAAGAATCGACTACCTGTTATCCGCAGGCACGGCGTCCCACCTCGTTGGGAACTAGCCAGATCAGCTGGTACAGGGATTTTTGGTATAGTCCTCCTTAACTGTCTTCCAATAAATGCAGTGGCTTCAATTTTGGACGGGTTGACAACAGTAGGCGCATCAATGATTCCCGCCTGCCTGGGGTGCTAACCCAGGACTTTGGTTTGGTGGTGTGTCAGGTCTCCCCAAGCAACCCCGTGAAGGGTTTCACACCGGTACATTTGGTGGGCCAACCCCAAATCAGCAGTCAGTAAACGGTGGCTGCAGCGGCTCTCACTTGTTTATTCATAGATAGATCTGTCAAGTTGAATTGTCCATCCTTCTCAGTCCTTTCTGTAGGCCGGGTCGTAACCCCGTTGTCTGTGTCGGTTCACAGAAGCGGTATTATAGGGTAGAGTCTGAACGTCTAAGCGTTTAAACAAGTGGCTGCCCATTCGTATAAAGACCCAAATGCTTCACCCCATTCGAAGGTGCAAACAATAATTTGGGTTGCCACGGTAAATCGGCGTTGTTATTGTCGTGGTTCGCTGCCCACGGTGCTATCAAGCTGATACGTCCGTCTCGATGAACTACCCCAGGTGAACTAAACCTTTGAGACGGGTGCAAGAAAACTGGTTCATCCACATTTGTTCAAGTGATGCAACACTTTACTTAAACTAGAGCACCCAGTAAAAGACACAGGTCTTTTATGTTAAAGCCAATACCGATAAAACTTAAATCAAGGCACCAGACAACCGTTCGGTTCTCTTTAAACAACATGAAGATGTTGGAAAACA